CCTGCTTGAAGCGTACCAATAAATGCTGCCGCACGTACTCGTGCTTCTAAATCTTCTTGCGATTCAATATCCGAAGCATTAACTTCGCATAAATTACAGAATTGGAATGGACGTAGTGCAATTTCACAACAAGGATTAGTTCCCCAATCTTTATCATTAGTCAAATAAATTCCTGGTTCTCCTGCTCCCGACAATTCAACTCGTTTCCACAAATCCATGAAAAAGTCTTTTGTCAATTTGTGACGCATCAATGTTGCTGAGTTATTAGCACGTCCTCGTTGTGGGTTGTTTTCCCACCAATTCCCTGATTTACATGCAATCATTTCTTCATCATCTGCCGAAAACAATGAAATAAGTGCTGCTCTACGGATACCACCTGCCAATACTGCATCTGCAACGTGACAAACCATGTCATGAACTTCAATTGGAGATAGTTTATCGCCATCTTCTTTAGCATCTAAAATACCTTGAAGCTTAATCAAACATTCTTTAAGTGGTTGCGGACCTGGAGCTTTACCACCTGATGTAACTAATCTTGCACCTTTTTGGCGAATGTCTGAAAAGTCAAATGCAAATGATGAACCTGCAGTAAAATAAGATTTAACTAGTACTTTAACTGCATCTGCCCAACCTTCAATTGAATCTGCAATTAAATAACGACGCGTTCTTTTTGCGTTTGGTTTACGAATTTCTGGTAATTTTTCTACATGATGTTTCTGTACTGAATATCCAACACCAGTACCACCTAACAACAAGAACATTGCTTCACCAAATGCACGATAGTCGTCAATTGGCAAATATGCACAGTTATAAATTCGGTTTGGGGAGATTTCAATTGGTTTACCACCAAATTGTAAACTACGCATTGAAGGTAATATTTTTTTATCATAAACAAAACGATATGCCGATTCTATTTCTCCTGCTAATGCCGGATACTTCTTCAAGTGCATTTCCTTGTTTCTTGTAACTAATTCCTCCCAAGTCTCGCGTCGATTGAGCTCAGGGATGTATTTTGAGTATTTCATATACACCGTAATTTCCGATAAGATTTGATTTGAAATCTCCATTTTTTGTAATCCTTTTTGTTAAATAATATAAATGTTTTTAGATAAAAAAAGGTCGGATATTTCTACCCGAACCTATTTAATATAAATATAGTTTAGCCCAAAGTACTGCCCATATCTTTGAACTTTTGTGCCAGATTTTTCTTCAAAATGTTCTCGCCAGTTTTCATAGTTTGCGTAGTTTGTTTACCTTGCGTTGTTTGTGGTTCGAAGAATTGAAATTGACCGTTATTAGTGTTAATTTTACTTGGCAAAGTAATACCATCCGGACCAAATCTATTTTTAATTACGTGACCGCGTCCTGTTCCTGACATCTTATCTTCTACTTTTCTGGAAAGTGACATTAAGAAATCGGCAACCATTACTTTTCCATACGATGACGCAATTTTGTCAGCTTCGATAACATCTTCTTCCAATGCTGACCTACCTGCTTGCGAAGCTGTCCAAACGGGAATATCATACTCTCCTGCCATACCCCGTAATTCTTCATATAGTTCTTCAAGAGCTTCATGTTTGTCTTTTTTAACGTTAATTTTTAACAAATCACCATAATCCACAATTACTAGATCTGGCTTTTGTCCTAACATGATGGTTTTTTCTAAATGTGCTTTAAGTCCCATTACCCCAACTGATTTAGTTGGAAAATATTTCACAATCAAATCACCCATCAACGTTTTCATGCGTTCTTCTACGGTATCCTGATGATGTTTCAATGTCTGTGCATTAATACCAGTTAACACGGAGTCATAACGTTGTCCTACATAGTTCTCATTAAGTTCTAATGTATAATGCACTACCGTTTTTCCTGCCTTGACTGCATTTGCACCAATATTAATAAGCATCCATGACTTACCAATACCTGCCGGAGCCATCACTACACCCAATTCCCCTGGGGCTAAGCCGCCATCCATCAAATCATCTATAACGTCCCATCCCGTTGTAATCGTGTGGCGAGACGCTTCCGCATAGCGTGCTTGAATATTAGTTTTATATTCTAATCCAATGTTAGTATCAGCACCAGCTTTCATGGCCGAATCAATTTTGCTTTTAATTTCATCGTAGTTACCCATTTTCAAAAGGCTAACCGAATCCATAATTGCATGTTTTATTTCTTGATTCTTGCAAAACTTAAGAATCTCATCTTTAACAAATGATAAATCATCAGATTCCATATATCGGAACACTTCTTTAAGCTGTTCCAAAATTGCTGCCTTCAATATTGACTCCGGACCATCGTCGCTTAATTCAGTCAATTTAACTTTTAATACGTCTTTAGATGGTGGCGTCTTGTATTCGCCGAAATGTTGTAATATAACCTCCATTAACCAACTATTCGCTTCTGATTCGAAATAATCAGCACGAATAATATCTGCAATTTGTTGTAAAAATATTCTATCCGTAAACATTGCGGCAACAACTTTAACTTGAAAGCCCCAACCATACTCACTTAATTTATCTGTCATGTAACGATTATATTAAAAATAACTTGTATTTCCAATTATTTTTTGTGCGTTTGCATTGCGAATGCGTTTAGAGATAACCATGTATTGCTTAACCACTCTGGCAAATTCCTCATAGTAGACCACATCTTATCTTCCATGAAGATTCGTTGAAACTCCATTTTGTTTAGAGTCGGTATTGGTTGATTTAAAATACCTCGTATCACTGTCGAACATTGTGCTGGAATATCTAACAATTTGATATTCATTAGTCGATAATTCTTATCAATAGTATCGAAATTAGCCAATATCTTATCGTAATTGCGAGTTTCATTCAATAGAATCTTGCTTTTACATTTATCTTGCATCATTTCCAAGGTAAATTCTTCAGATGATGCTAACTCCGGCAATGCTTTAAGAATTGTTTTTGGACCAAATCCATCAATGCCAGGAATGTTGTCTGACTTATCACCAGTAAATGTTCGATATACTACGTAATTTGCAGGATGAACTCCAAATTCTTCCAATATGGTTTCCGTGGAATACATTTTCTTCTTAATAGGAGACCATACTTGTATAGTGTCATCGATAAGTTGATAAAAGTCACGATCTGTAGAAACAATGGTTATTTTTTTGCTAATATCCTGATACATTTGTGCAATATAAGCAATCGTATCATCCGCTTCTATACCATCAATTGAAATGAATGTTACTGGCAAATTATCTAAATAAGAAACAAGCCGAGAAAATTGCCATCGCATTGCTTCTTGTTCATCTTCGATTGTTGCAAATTGTTGATGATCGTGCCTACGAAGTCTGGTTTTATTGGCGCGATTACCTTTGTAATCGCCGTAAATCTTTTTGCGACGTGCAGATCCTCCTCTGCCATCAAATACAATCACACATCGACTAGGTTTGAAATCCCGTACTGCTTTTCCAACGGAATATAGGAATCCGGTTATCCCACCAATGTGCTCCCCATCTTCGTTGGTTGATGGGGTGGCACCAAAGGCACGGATAAAGGTATTTAATCCGTCAAACACCATAATATGATCATTGACATCTGACGGACTATTTTCCTTTTCTTGTTGTAACTGTTTGAAGAGATGTTGATACTTGTTCATTACGCTTCTTCGTCTATAACTGATTCATCGATAATTACATCGTCAATACCACCGTCAATTCCTGCTTGGTATTTGAATATGTAAGCATCGCAAAGTCTTCGATACAATCGTTCTTTAATTTCCGGATCGCTGATTACCTTTTCCACGAAATTTTTGCTTTGGAATTTAACTTCACCAAACACTTCTCCGGTTTCATAATCTATGTCTTGCAACGTGTAATGTGCACCCGATTGCGAAACTAAATCAAATTTCTTCATGATTTCCAACCAACCACCGTAATTGTCAATACCACTATCATAGTAGATATCATAATTCACTTTGCGGTGGGGCGGGCCCATACGATTTTTCACAACCTGAACTTCGGTTTTACTTCCTACCACTTGTTCAACGCCTTCAATTTTAGCTTTGATCATTCCGGTATTTTTCAAACGAAGACGTACTGATGCGTGAAATGGAATTGCTTTACCACCTGAGGTAGTCCATGCATCTCCAAATGATACACCCATTTTAGTACGAAGCTGGTTTGTGAAAATCAAGCAAATTCTTTCACGTGCGATCCAATTGGTAACTTTACGCATTGCTTTTGATAAGATGATTGATTTGCTTGTCGCATAACCATCTTTGTCATATTCTGCAGCCATTTCAATTTTAGTAGATGCACCCATTATCGAATCCACAATAATTGTAACTAAACGATCTTTGTCTGATTTGCGTACTTGTTCAACTATGGTTTCAATAGTTTCGAAAATTTCTTCTACTGTCTCTAATGGGACATACAACATGGATTTCAAATCAATACCAATTGCCGACATAAATTCAGCACTCGATGCCGCTTCTGTATCAATATATACTGCCAACCCACCTTTCTTTTGTGTTTCAGCCGCTACGTGTGATACTAACAATGATTTACCAGATGCTTCAAGACCCGTTACTTCAGTAATCCGACCCACAGGAAAGCCTCCATGGGGTCGGTTTGAAACTGCTAAGTCGAGCATATCGCAACCAGTTGATATCCATTCAGATACGTTGCTTGGAGAATCAGCATCGCCTTCTAAAAAGAAAGCGGTTTTCAACGCTTGCCCTTTGAATTGCTTGTTAATGCTATCCGCAAGGGTGTTCGCTAAACTGTCTGCCAGTTCTAGTTTACTTTTGCTCTTTGCCATGATTTACTCCTTAATTGAATAAATCATTAAATGCTGATGCAACGTCGTCTACTTTAGGAGCAGGTGCTGATTTTTTTGCTGGAGCTGGACTTTGTGCTTCATCTTCATCTTCATCATCCGATGTTGATGCGGCGTTTGCTGGAGCTGCTACGTCTGCATCTGCAGTTTCTGGATTCATCCATTCTTGCAATGCTTGTTCCAACTCATCATATGAAGGCTCAGGAAACAAATCAGTAATTTCTGGTTGATTCATGATTTTTTCAGCAATTGCTTTATCGTCAGTTGCTGGTTGTGTGTTAGGTTTAACACGAATTGATGTTTTTGGATAATTCGCTCCTTCTGCTGGAGTAAATTCTACATCAATATCACGTCCATTCATTAGGTCCGTAATGTCACCATAATCTGGATCTGAAATGATTGAAAGCAATTCAGTGTAAATTTGCTTTCCGAATCCCCAAAACTTAACTCCTTCAGCTTCTTTACCACGAATGATAACAGGAACATAAGTTCTCATTTTAGGTTCGATTTTACGACCCATCAACCATTCATCTTTGTCGCCGGTTTTCTTAAGTTTGTCTGCGAATTCTACGATTGGATCTGCGTTGCCAAAAGTAATTGGAGATAACATTGATCTTTTACCAATGTCGTAATGAAAATACAATTCCAAGAACGGATTGTCTTTTCTGTGTACGTAAGGTACAATTCTAATACGTGTCTTACCTGCTTCAGGTTTCCACAAATTTTGTTTTTTGTCATCAGCCTTGTTCAACTGATTCAGTTTCGCTTTAATTGCATCGAGATTCAACGCCATAATTTTCCTTTTGTTAATTAGTTAATAAAAATATAAAATATTAATTACATTATAAGTAATTAATTCGTTAAGTCCAAATTATTTGTTAATTATGTTGATTTTTTATTTCAAATTAATGTTGTAGTATCGTGCCATGATAGATTTAATGTAGCTTGGATTAACTTTAGAATCCGTATCCATTTGTATCATGTATGCAATTCCTGCAGCAGTAACTGATTGTTTTGTATCTTCAAGATAGTTTGTATAAATGTAATCTGCAAATCTTTTATCAGATCCAACATCTTCGGTACTATCCGTATATCCATCGTTATTTGTATCACTATCTGGATTGATTAAATTACCATTTCTAGGGTCACGATTAGCTCCTGAATCAAATCCTAATTTGTTTTCCAAATCTTCTAAGTTTTGTTCTGACAGATTCTTTGTTCCAAAACGAAGCATATTTTCTGCTAAAATGTTTTTCTTCATAGTCTTATTCTATTATATAATATAAATATGTTAATTCCAAGAAATCTTCTTGAAGAATAACAAGTCAATAACCCGGAATCCAGCATCATCCGTTAAGATGAATGAATTCTGATACTGCGTCCAGTCTAGTTGGTATGTTTTATCCAATACGCCGTTGTTAACGGCACGTATTACTTCGTTAAGTGCATTAACCGTATACAAGGTATTTGTTTCTTTCTTGCGGTGTATGCTTATTGTGTTTTGTCCTCTACGTGTGGTTTCGTTGGCATTGTATGTGCAATACAAATTATCAGCAACATCTGCGTTGCTAAATACAAATATTCGGCATTCTGGTATCATGTAGTTTGTTTGTATGTATTCCGTTACTATGTTTATGTCCGATCTATGTGCAAATGTGCAAAGTAGTTGTGTTCTCAATTCATTAGTCCTGTGATTTTTTTGTTACATTAGTACTTAATTGACTTCCTAATACAAATAGTTTATTTTGATGAAAATTTGCAATTGCTGGAGATAATCTTCCGTTCTTGCAACGCGTTGCATTATATACGTCTTGAGCTGATTCTAAAAACAATGTTTGATTGCCTTTAACAATCATACCCCACCAATTGACTGACATAACCTTTTCAAACAACATTTCATCAATAATATGACAAAACGCCGCAATCATATTGTCTAAATTATCATTCAACGAATAAAACTTACGTAATCGTTCTCCAACATTACGTATTAATGTGATATCCGTTTCTTCTGACATTTTAATCAATTGTCGTATTTGTGATTCTGTGCTTTCGTTATCTAAAAAATTCAATACGTTATTAACTTGGTCACGTCCTTTTGATTTAAAAATTTCTTGTCCTGTTAATAGTTTAGCTATTTCCAAGAACTCATTCAATAACTGCGTTCCTTTTACGGGCAATGATCCAAAATCAAACGTAATTGCTGCATAATTTTTCAATGAAACTGTATCGCCACCTATTTGAATATCTGCTTCAATTCCCGTTTCGCCAGCTACTGCACCTTTTACTAATCCTTTAAATGAAATTGCAAACCAAAGTTCCGATTCATCGCCATTTGGTATTTTTATAGTACCTTTTATGATGTTATATAAATCTTCGTAAACTCCTGTAATTGGAAATCTACCAGTTTTCAATTCTAATTTAGTATCGGATGTTATTAATTGTATCAATCCGGCAGAATTTGAATGTCGCATTATGGAATCATACATAGAAGGCAATCCAATAATTTGTTGTCCTTCTACGGCAAACGTTGACATAATGTATGATTGAAATTCTTGTGCATTACCGAAGAATTCGTTAGGTTCTGGTTGCGATACATTTCCACGTGCTTGTTGTGCAATGCGGTCTGCTGCATCGGGATCCATTCCTTTTTCAACGAGTATTTCAGTTAAAACTTTGTAGTCATTTAGTTCCGTAGGATATCCTTTTGGGAGTCGGTATTGCCATTCAGTAAGTATTGAGTTGATATTCATAACGAGATAGAGTCCATTTTACTATAAATATCGCCAACTGACGTTTTTACCGGAAAATTACCAGCTTCTAACACTGATTTAATTTGCGGTAACAGAGTTTTAGCTTCCGTCAATGGGACATCAAATAAAATAGAATCGTACGTATAAAGTATCATGCACGTTTCATGGGTGGATAACAATTCTGCTACCCGTTGAAGTTTTTGAACCGACACTTCTGTTTCCGTAGCTTGCAAATAGTAATTGAACAATTTATTTGCTGTCATGTTCTTAATGGAATCGGATGCAATGCGTCGTTGCAATATGGGAGTTTTCACTGCACCTTTTGCTTTCCATGTTCTCCATAAATCGTATATGAAATCATTTACTTGCTGAAAAAATGGAATCGACAAAAATTCTCGGTCAATGCCACCGTACAACAATCGAAATGTTATTTGTTTGCTTTGTTCATATTGTTCTGTGGTTAGGGTATCCGTATCGAAATAAAACTTACCAAAATACTCATGCACCGAACCTGTT